GCGCGTCCAATCGGGCGCGTTTTTTGATTGGGGGAGCGATATGGTTTTAACGCTGTGCGAGAGTTGCCTGCAGCCCTTCCTTGATGACCCGAATTATAGGGTGCGCTTCCTGCGCAATTGTACGCCTTTATGCGACAGGGAGAAGGGCGACTGCGACTGCTTCATCTGCTCAAGGCATGGGCATGACTACGATGTCGAAAAAATCAGTAACATCAACAAGTGAATCGTGTTCAACTCGGTGTGCGGTGCTGTCAACCTCCTTCAGCATCGCGGGAGCACCCGTTATTTGCGGTGGGGCTGGGTGCAAAAGAAAGGCAAATAAATGATTGTAGCAGTATGCTTGGCTGTTTTCTCACTAATCGCTGGCGGGTATGGCCTGGGTCTTATCTGCTATGAACGCGGCTATGTGCGCGGGCATGAGGATGCCATTGGGGGCGATGTTGTTTTCACGCCGGAGGATGAATGAGATACGAAGATATTCTATGGTACGATTTTGGACAGCAGACGAAGCAAATTACGATCGTCCCCCTGGCAGATGTGCACCTGGGCGCGGAGGGCAGCGCGTGGCAGCAGTTTTACAAACTGATTGACGCCATCAAAGACGAGCCGGACACCTATGTGACACTTCAAGGCGACCTGATAGACAACGGCCTGAAGAACAGCGTGACCAATGTCTACAGAGCGACCATGCGGCCTTATGAACAGAAACGCGAAATGACAAAGGCGCTGGAGCCTATCAGAGACAAAATCCTGTGCATCATCCCGGGCAACCATGAACGCCGCTCCAGCAAAGAAGTGGACGCAGACCCGACATACGACATTGCGGCCAAACTTGACCTGGAGGATAGATATAGGGAGAGCATCGCATTTCTTCGTGTGGGGCTGGGAAAGCGCACGTCTGGCAGAAACTCAAAACCATATGTGTACTACATCGCCTGTATGCACGGAGCAGGAGGAGGAGCGCTCCCGGGGGCCAGCGTGAATCGCAACGACCGATACTTGCAGGCCCTGGACGGCGTGGACATCCTGATTACCGCTCATGGGCATAAACCCTATGCCCACAGAGGGAGCAAGATTATCTTGGATGTGCAAAACAGAATCGTGACAGCCAGGCCCACGCTGCACATGATGGCTGGGTCGTGGCTGGGATATGTGGGGTACCCGATTGAAAAACAAATGGTGCCAGTTGCGATGCCGGGGGCGAATAAACTGATTTTGAGCGGTACCAAGTACAGGTTTGAAGCGGTGGTATAGGAGGGGCAAATGGAAATCATCAACAGGAAGGTCAGCGAGTTAATACCGTATGATCGCAACCCGAGAAAAAACGATGAGGCGGTCAAGTATGTCAAGGCAAGCATCGAGCAGTTCGGGTTCAAAGTGCCGATTGTCATTGACGCGCAGGGCGTAATTGTTGCGGGGCACACAAGGCTGAAAGCGGCGAAGGAACTGGGCATGGAAGAAGTGCCGTGCATTGTCGCTGACGATTTAACGCCGGAGCAGATAAGGGCGTTTCGTGTCGCTGATAACAAGACAGGCGAAAAGGCAGAATGGGACGTGGAACTGCTCAATACCGAACTGCTTGACCTCGAGGCCAACTTTGACATGAGCGACTTTGGGTTTGAAATATACTCGCCGACAGGCGAAGTGAGTGACGATGATTTTGACGCTGATGCGGTTGCGGATGCGATCACAGAGCCTGTCACTAAACTGGGCGATGTATGGGCGCTTGGCAGACACAGGCTTATCTGTGGTGATTCCACCAAGAAAGAAACCTATGATGTGCTGATGAATAAAAAGAAGGCAAATCTGTGTGTAACAGACCCTCCCTACAATGTGAATTATGAAGGCGCTGCAGGGAAAATCAAAAATGACCACATGGCTAACGATGCCTTCTATCAGTTCCTTTTAGATGCCTTTATCAATATCGAAGAAGTACTGGCAGACGATGCTTCCATTTATGTATTCCATGCCGACACAGAAGGGTTTAATTTTAGAAAAGCCTTCTCAGATGCTGGTTTTTACTTGTCCGGCTGTTGTATATGGAAAAAGAACTCTCTTGTCTTTGGGCGTTCTCCGTATCAATGGCAGCACGAACCTGTGCTGTTTGGCTGGAAGAAGAAAGGCAAGCATCAGTGGTATACAGGCAGGAAAGAAACCACCATCTGGGAATTTGATAAGCCGAAGAGAAATAGAGACCATCCTACGATGAAACCCGTTCCTCTGCTCGCCTATCCAATTTTAAATTCCTCAATGACTAATACCATTGTGCTGGATCCTTTTGGTGGCAGTGGTAGTACCTTAATTGCTTGTGAACAATCAGACCGCATTTGCTATACAGCAGAACTCGATGAAAAGTTTTGCGATGTCATTGTAAAGCGGTGGGAATTATTAACGGGAGGGAAGGCAGAACTGCTATGATTGAGAAAGTAAACCCGATGCACCCTGATAAACTCGCTGATCGCATTGCGGGGGCAATCGTTGACCTTGCGTACACGAAGGAGGACAACCCAAAGATAGCCGTGGAGGTGCTAATCGGCCACGGCGTATGCCATATCATTGCCGAGGCTTCCTGCGACATTGGCACGGCTGAGGTTGCGCCAATCGTCAAGCGCATTGCGGGTGATGTGGCGGTTGACCTTGTGTGCGTGAAGCAGGACGGCATCCTCGCCAACAACCAGGGCGGGCGAGTGCGGTGCGGAGATAACGGCATCTTCAAGGGTGTACCGCTGACCGAAGAACAGCAGGAGTTGTCCGATATAGCGAGGGCGATATACGAAGAGTACCCGCACGATGGGAAGTATATCCTTGGAAACGGACGGCTCATCATCTGCCAAAGCAATGCGGCGACAGCAGACCTCGCCAAGCAGTACCCCGATGCGGTCATCAACCCGCTTGGCGACTGGACTGGCGGCACGGATGTAGACACGGGCGCTACCAACCGCAAACTTGGCTCGGACATGGCCGACAGCGTTACTGGCGGCGGCTTGCATGGCAAAGACCTAAGCAAGGCCGATGTGTCGGTGAACATCTACGCCTTCCTCAAGGCGCAGTTGCTTGGGAAGCCAGTAGAACTATGTTGCGCCATCGGCGATGAAGAAGTCGGCGGGCATGACTATGCGGCAATCGTGGATGTAGCAAGGGCATACATAAAGGGCATCGGCGGATTTGAGAAGTTTGCCGAGTGGGGATTATTCTGACATGAAAGCGAGGTGAACAGCATTGGGTGGTCATGAGAACCTTATCCCGCAGAGCGAGCGAGCAAAGGACGAACAAAGGGAAATAGCGAAGATGGGTGGCATCGCATCTGGTGCTGCTCGCCGCAAGAAAGCCGCCATGAAGGATGTTGCCGCAATGGTGCTTGGGCTGAAGCGCAAGGTATCAGACAAAACGATTGCTCAATTGCAGGAGATGGGCATTGACGCAGAGGAAATCACCACGCAGACGCTTGCGCTGATGAAACTGGGAGACAAGGCAATCGCTGGCGATATTAAGGCTTTGGAGTGCTTGCGTGACACGGCGGGCGAGAAGCCAACGGACAAATTGGATATGTCGCACGCCTTCATCGGCGACTTCGACATAGTATTGGACGGCGAGGATGGCGATTAAACCGCTGCCAAAACTGTACAATGACAAGTATTACAAGCGGCTCAAGGATGATACAAGGCTTCAAATCTTTTTTGGCGGGGCATCCTCGGGCAAGTCCTTTTTCATCGCCCAAAGAATCGTGCTTGACACGCTGAACGGCAGGAACACACTTGTCTTGCGTAACGTCGCCAGAACCCTGCGCGGCTCATGCTGGAACGAGGTTATCAAGGCAATCAACGCACTCAAGCCTGTCCTGCGCGACTGCTTCAATGTCAGCAAAAGCGAGATGCTGATTACAGCCATGAACAACGGCGCACAAATCCTGTTTGCCGGGCTGGACGATGTTGAGAAAATCAAGTCAATCACGCCCGCGAACGGCGTCCTCACCGACATCTGGATTGAGGAAGCCACCGAAACATCCTATGACGATTACAAGCAACTGGAAAAGCGCCTGCGCGGCGAGAGCAGACACGCCAAGCGCATCACGCTGTCGTTTAACCCCGTGTACAAGGAGCATTGGATATTCCGCCAATTCTTTGGCGACTGGCAGGACGGCGCAAGCGAGTACCATGATGACGGGCTGAGCATCCTAAAGACCACCTACAAGGATAACCGCTTCCTGACTGATGACGATATCAAGGCATTGGAGAACGAGCAGGACGAGTACTACCGCAACGTGTATACCTTGGGCAATTGGGGCGTACTGGGTGATGTCATCTTCCGCAACTGGCGCGTTGAGAACCTGTCCGACATGAACACGGATAAGCCGCTGTTCGGGCTTGACTTCGGGTTTTCATCTGATCCCGCTGCCGGGGTGAAAGTGCATTATGACAGGGCGCAGAAGAAAATCTACATCCTGGATGAACTGCACGAAAAGGGATTAACCAACAGCCAATTGGCGAACATCCTAAAGCCGTGGGTTGGCAACCATTACATTACCTGTGATTCATCCGAACCTAAATCAATCAAGGAACTGCAAAACCTGGGAATCCGTGCAGTCGGGGCGAAGAAAGGCCCGGACAGTGTGATTCACGGCGTCCAGTGGCTTCAAGGACATGAAATCATCGTTGATGTGAAATGCCAGCGGATGAAGAACGAACTGCAACTGTATCAATGGCGCAAGGACAAAGATGGTCAAAGTATGCGGGTGCCCGAGGACAGGAACAACCACTTGATTGATGCCCTGCGCTACTGCTTGGAGCATGAATCTACGGCAAGGTATGCCGGAACGCTGAACCTGAAAGGATTGTGAGAAATTGATTACACGGGACAAAAACATAGTCCTCGACAGGGACAGCATCAACGATTGCGTCAAGCAGTTTGACCTTGAGGCATCGCGGCTTGCGAAACTGCATGAGTACTATGTCGGGCTATCCTCCATTACAAAGCGGACGCGCACCACGGGCTTGCCGAACAATCGGCTGATGCACGGTTACCCCGCCTACATCGCCACCATGACATCAGGCTACCTGATCGGTGACCCTGTGCAGTATAGCGCGGACGATGAACAGGCGCTGAGTGCCCTACAGGACGCTTACAACGCCGCTGATGTGGGCAGCATTGATGCGGAGATTGCGCTCAATCAAGCGATTTATGGGCGCGGCGTTGAGTTGGTATACGCCGATTCACAAGCAAGACCGCGCACGACTGCGCTTGACCCGCAAAATGCGTTTGTGGTGTACTCAAACGATGCGGAGGGCTTGCCGCTGTTCGGTGTTTATCGGCTGGTTGAAGTCAACAGCAAGGGTGAAGCGAACGTCACGCGATACACGGTGTACACGCC